GGGGGCAAGATAAAGGGCATTGATGGTAGACATCTACACATACGACATGCTCATGCTGCACTTAATACTTTAATTCAAGGAGCAGGTGCAAGTATATGTAAGGATTGGCTTATTAATATGACTACTCGTGTAAAGCAATCTGGTCTTGATGTCAAGCTGGTAGCTTCTATACATGATGAATATCAATTTGAAGTAGACAAGAGAGATGTAAGGGAGTTTGGTAAGATAACCAAGGAAGCCATTCAATACACAGAGAAAAAGCTAAATCTAAATTGTCCTTTAGATAGTACATGGAAGGAAGGAACAACATGGGCTGATACACATTAAAAAAGTTCTTGACATTTGTTTTTAGATATGAGATAATACGTTTTCAATTTAACAAAGGAGAAAAATTAATATGTCAGTAATTTCAGGAACAGCATACTGGGCTTCTATCGTAGCTCCTAACACTACCTTTGATAGTGATGGAGTGTGGAGCATAGACGTATGCAATCTAGATAAGAAAAATATAGGTATTGTTGAGAAGGATGGGCTAACCGTTAAGAATAAGGGTGATGATCGTGGAGATTTTGTCACTGCTAAACGGAAGGTTCGTAATCAGAAATCGGGAGCACTCAATCGTGCTCCTACTCTGGTTGATGCACAGAAACGTGCCATGATGAATACTGCTGTTGGCAATGGTTCTGTGGTTAATGTTAAGTACAACCCTTATGAATGGGAGTTTGCTGGACGTAAAGGTATTGGTGCTAATTTGAATGCTATTCAAGTGGTTGACCTTGTCCCCTACTCCCCTGCCGACTTAGAAAATGAGTTAGCAGACTTCGAGGTAGTTTCTAATGGCTTTTCCACTGAAGATTCGGACGAGGATATTACACTAGCATCTTAATGAAAGGAGGAATGGGGGTGGTGTAATGCCATCCCCTATTTCTATGGCAAAAATAGAAACATTAATAGAAGATATACATAAACTTTTAGGGCCAGAAGATTCCCACTTGAATGAAGATCTAGTAAGTAGTCAGGTCGGGATCTTTACCCAACATGTAGGACAACAGGTTAAAGATTTCTTGAAAGAGAAACCTACCTATCGTAAGGGATTAAGATTGTCTGGGATAGGTAGACCAGCAAGGCAACTGTGGTATGACAATCAATGTGAAGATCAACCTATACCTTTGGATGCCAGTACTCGTATTAAGTTTTTGTATGGGCATATCCTTGAAGAACTATTAATACTATTAACAATCTTGTCTGGTCATAAAGTAACAGAGACACAGAAAGAAATTTATGTTGAGGGTATCAAGGGGCATCAGGATTGTAAGATAGATGATGTTCTAGTAGACTGTAAGAGTACATCACACATAGGGTTTGATAAGTTTAAGAAGGGTACTCTTCAGGATGATGATCCCTTTGGGTACATAGAACAGATATCTGCCTATGCAGAAGGTAATGATGTAGATGAAGCAGCCTTCCTTGTGATTAATAAACAAACAGGGGAGATATGTTTAACACCGATACATTCTATGGAGATGATTAATGCAGGAGATAAAATTAAATATCTTAAAAAGATTATGGAGGTCGATACACCCCCTAATAAATGTTATGACGATGTTCCTGATGGAGTTTCTGGTAATCGTAAACTTGCTTTTGGGTGTCTATATTGCAACCATAAAAAACTTTGTTGGCAAGATGCTAACCAAGGTCAAGGCTTACGTGTGTTTCAGTATGCACAAAGTAAGAGGTATCTTACGAACGTGTCAAGAACTCCTGATGTCCCTGAAGTTTTGAACTGGTAATGCACTGGAAGAAGTGGGGAACCCATAGGAAGTTTGTTCCCAATTTAGATAAGTTTGGTTTTGTTTATATTATTACCCATAAGAAAAGTGGTAAAGCATACATAGGATGCAAACAATATTTTCTAGGTAAGAGTAAATCAAATTCAAAGTGGGAAATTTATATGGGTTCCTCCAAGTCTTTACTGGAAGATATAAATAAGAGGGGTAAGAAACATTTTAAGTTTGAAGTTATATCAGAGTATAAAAATAAACGTAGCCTAAGATATTATGAGTGTTACTATCAAATGAAATATAATGTATTAGCAACAACATTGGAGGGAACAGATGAACCAGCCTTCTACAATTCATATGTAGGAGGAAAATGGTACAGACCTGTGGAACATTACATAGATGAAGATCAAAGACCTAGATGATATATTTATAGATCCTATAGTTCAGTATGATAGAAGATATCCTGAACGTAGATTATACTTGGCTGTAATCTTACAGGCTTTGCTGGATGCTACTAAGATTAAGGGAGATAGAAATAAGAAGAGAGCTACTTCATGGTTCCAATGTAGTGTTGGAGTTACGTGTAATAACTTTGAATTTATATGTGACCATGCTGGAGTTGAACCCGGCTATGTTAGAAGTTTTGCTTATGAAGTTATTAACTCAGAAGATCCTAGATCTTTTCGGTATAAGATTACTAAGTATAAAAGAATGATAGCAAAGGAAAAGGAAGAGAATGAAAAAGGATAATGTCAGGGATCATCAAGTAGGTGGAGATCATTATAAGAACTTGACAATACAGCCAACTGAGTATATAATGTCTAACGATTTAAATTTCTGTGAAGGTAACGTAGTTAAGTATATTACAAGGCATCGTGTGAAGGGGGAAGGACTACAAGATTTGTTAAAGGCACGGCACTATATTGATCTGTGTATTGAATACTTATATGGGGAGAAGAAAGATGGGACTACCGACTGAGTACCAGAACTTTATTTATTTGTCCAGATATTCTAGATGGCTTGAAGAGGAAGGTCGTAGGGAGACATGGGATGAGACTGTTAATAGATTAATTAGTTTCTTTAGAGTACATGTAGAAACAAATCTTGGAGTTAAGGATCAACTTGATACCAAGGATTGGACTATGATACGTAGTGCTATTATACATCTTGAAGTTATGCCTAGCATGAGATCATTGATGACTGCTGGTCCTGCCTTAGAAAGAGAAAATATATGTGGTTATAACTGTTCCTATATACCCGTGGATAATCCAAAGTCCTTTGATGAAATACTTTATATTCTTATGAACGGTACAGGTGTTGGTTTTTCTGTTGAGAGGCAGTATATTAATCAGCTTCCTACCATTCCAGATGTAGAGTTTGAAAGAACAGATGATGTTATTAGTATAGCTGACTCCAAGGAAGGATGGGCCAGAGCATTTAAAGATTTAATATCCTTTCTTTATACTAACAGAGTACCTAAGATAGATGTCAGCAAGGTACGTTCTGCTGGCTCCCGATTAAAAACCTTTGGGGGTAGAGCCAGTGGTCCTCAACCTTTGATCGACCTGTTTGACTTTACCATACGTAAGTTTGAAGAAGCCAGAGGTAGGAAATTAAATTCCATAGAGTGCCATGACATAGTTTGCAAGGTAGGTGAGGTTGTGGTAGTAGGTGGTGTACGTAGATCTGCTCTCATATCTTTGTCTAATCTGTCAGATGATCGAATGAGATCAGCCAAGTCCGGTGCTTGGTTTAACACTGATCCACAACGAGCCTTGGCTAATAACTCTGCTGTATATACCAACCGTCCTGACACTGGTGTATTTATGAATGAGTGGCAGTCCCTCTATGAAAGTAAGAGTGGTGAACGTGGTATCTTTAATAGAGAATCAGCACAACAAAAGGCAGCACAAAATAAACGTAGGGTGTGGGATGTAGACTTTGGAACTAATCCTTGCTCAGAAATTATACTACGTCCTAATCAGTTCTGTAATCTAACAGAGGTAGTATGTAGAGCTGAAGATGATCGTAACTCTTTAGCAAGAAAGGTACGTGTAGCTACTTTGTTAGGTACTATTCAATCTACACTTACTAACTTTGGATATCTTAGAAAGAGATGGATAACCAATACAGAAGAAGAAAGATTACTAGGTGTATCTCTGACAGGTATAATGGACTGTAAGATATTACACTCTTCACCACAGAAGTTATCTTACTCTGCCAGTGTACCATATTTGGAGGATACACTTAAATATCTACGTAACATAGCTGTAACAACCAATAAGAAATGGGCAGAGAAGCTAGGTATACCTCAGTCCACGGCCATTACTTGTGTGAAGCCATCAGGAACCGTTAGTCAATTGGTAGACAGTGCCAGTGGTATACATACCAGACATGCCCCCTTTTATATTCGTACTGTTAGGGCAGATAACTTAGATCCTTTAACAAAATTTATGAAGGAACATGGTATTCCTAATGAACCAGATGTTACAAGTCCAGACAATGTATCTGTCTTTTCCTTTCCTATAAAGACCCATTATAAATCCAAATTTAGAAATGATCTCAGTGCTATAAATCAATTGGAGATATGGAAAACATATGCAGAACATTGGTGTGAACATAAACCTAGTGTAACTATATCTGTAAAGGAAAGGGAGTGGATGCAAGTAGGTGCTTGGTGTTGGGATAATTTTGATCACCTGTCCGGTGTCTCATTTCTGCCATATTCTGACCACACTTACAAACAGGCTCCCTACCAAGAGATAAATAAAGAGGAATATAGTAGAGCAATAAAAAATATGCCAAAGAAATCCATTGATTGGTCATTACTCTCAGAGTTTGAGAAGGAAGATAACACTACAGGATCACAGGAATTAGCCTGTACTGCTGGTGTATGTGAGTTGGTGGACCTGATATGAAGGAAGGAAAAATATGGGGTACTACAACAGACCTACTGAAAAGTCCTGCTGTTGAGATACATAAGATAGAGATA